GATGGTATAACTAAATTACAATCCCCATTAGAATTGGCAATTTAGTCATATATCATAAAATCAACAACTTAACATTTTTCTTGAAAAAAATATTGAGAAATGTTTGGCCAATAAAAATAATCGGCATATCTTTGTCGAACTTTAATAAACCACAATAAATTCATTCATTTAAAAACAACAAATTATGGCAACCAAAAATTTTGCAAATTCCCTTAAAAGGAGCAGGACGGAATTCGGCCACACAAGGGCGAACAATCTTGCAATCGAGGCTTATGAAGCCAAGACGGATGTTCTTCGCGAGTTGAACAGTGAAATCCGTAACATTAAAAACCAACTGACAGCCGTTGAGGACGACACCTATGACGATCCTTTGATGATTGCGTTAAAGAAAGGCACGACCGTTGATGTAAGGAAACAGGTCGTTGATGCCCGTTTTTCCTTACTTTTGAAGTTGAGGGAACTCATCATCAAGAAAAAACTCTTCACAGCCGACAATTATTTCGACTTACCCGAAGATTTCGACACGGAAACCATTTCCCCGAGCACCGATGGCCCCGCAGGTGGTGATGAAATTGACGATGTGATTGCCGCAACGAGCTAATCCATAAGAAAACATTAATCTTTAAAACTATATAATATGGGATACGGAAGTTATTCAAAAGAAAGCCGTAGTGTGCGTGCAGCGTCAATGGACTATATGCACAAATCGGCGGATGAAATTTTCATCCAAAATAAAGTACGCAGAATTCACGAATCAATGGAGCCGAAGAAAGCCCTGATTCGCGAAGCAAGGGATTCTGACACCCATCCATTAAGTTTCCCCATCATTCTTCCTCTTGACCTCACAGGTTCAATGGGGTCAATTCCTTTACATCTTGTAAGGGAAGGATTACCCAAACTTATGAGCGGAATTATCCAGCACGGAATTCCCGACCCCCAGCTTCTTTTCTTGGGGATTGGCGACCATACTTGCGATAGTTATCCGTTACAGGTAGGTCAGTTCGAGTGTGGTGACGAAGAACTTGATATGTGGTTAACCCGGACATACATCGAAGGCGGTGGTGGTGGAAATGATGGCGAAAGTTATCTTTTGGCTTGGTATTTCGCCGCGATGCACACCGTTACCGATGCTTGGGATAAGAGGAAACAGAAAGGTCTTCTTGTTACCATCGGTGATGAACCATCAGTAAGGTCACTCCCGAGCCGTGCAATCGAAGAAATTATGGGAACAGGAAGTCAGGCTTCCTATACCGATAAGGAACTTCTTGAGCTGGCAAAGGAAAAGTATGAAGTCTTCCATCTTCACATTATGGAAGGTAGTGCGGGCCACCGGTCACTTGGGTACTGGAAGAGTTTACTCGGTCAGAATTGTATCGAAGTAAACGATTACAGGAAAGTCCCTGAAATCGTGGTTGAACTCGCAGTTCGTATTGCCAAGACAAATGTGGCATATGAACCGACCAAACCAAATGTGATTGTTGACTCAATCGACAATGCGCTCGATAGCCTAACGAGTGGAAAGAAAGACGAAGGAATGATGCTTTAATATTGTTGTTGGTTTTAATTTTGGTCAACATCCCGATATTTATTGTTATGGGATGTATATATCAAATAAAAAATACCATAACAAACGACATTTATATTGGATCTGCGTTATCTTTTAAAAAACGCAAGTATTATCATATATATGATTTAACAAATAAAATACATCACTCCCCCATATTACAAAACTCGTGGAATAAATACGGGAGTGATGTATTTTTATTTTCGGTTATTGAAGATGTTGAAGATAATTCAAAATTACTTTCTAGAGAGCAATTCTGGATAGATGAATTAAACCCAAGATACAATATATGTAAAATTGCGGGTAATTCTATGGGGGTTAAACGCACACAACAAGCAAGACACAATATGAGCACGGCTCATAAAGGTAGAACTTTAAAAGAAAGAGGGCATAAAGTTAATTGCGGTTGTTGTATTTGTTCACGAAAAATAGGCGCAAATAGCCCGAGATATATTCAACGAGAAATAAGAAAATGTAAATGTGGTTGCGGTGCCGAATTTGAAACACCAATTAATTCAAAAAAAATATTTGTTACTGGGCATAACAACGGAAATAAAGGAAAAAAAAGAAGTAAGGACGCGATAAACAATCATCGAAAGAAAATCAATAAAACCATCTTACAATTTAACCTTAAAAATGAATTAATTAACGAATGGGAAAGTATAAAAATTGCATCAAAAACATTACAAATTCCACAAAACGGAATAATAAACAATTGTAAAGGTAGAAGAAACACATTTAAAAATTTTATCTGGAAATACAAATGACAGCAGATGTTATCGTAGATTTAATGTTCGGCGACGGTGGAAAAGGAATAACAACTGACTACCTTTGTTCCCGATTTCCTAATGACTCTATCGTAGTACGATATACTGGCGGACATCAGGCGGGGCACACTGTTCATATTGACGAAAAATCACACATCTTTTCCAATTTTGGAAGTGGTAGTTTTCGTAATGTCCCCACATATTTTACGGAACATTGTACAATGTATCCTGTCACTATATGGAATGAGTTAAAAGTTGTAAAACAGAAAATGGCAACGCCATTGGTATATTATCATCCATTGGTGAAACTCACTACTCCGTATGATGTGGCATTTAACCGAATGATTGAAAAGAAAAATGGTCACGGATCCTGTGGCCTTGGCATCGGTACAACGATGGCGCGAAACAATGATTCTGGTTATAAACTTTACGCAATTGACCTATCAAATAGTACAATTTTAAAGGTAAAGTTAAATCAAATTTATCACTATTATCGAGCCAAGTTCCCCGACCTATCAGATAGGGAACAATTCGATATATTATGTGAAAAGGAACGAATTGCGTTCGATAAAGCGGTGGAAAAATTAACATTTCACATCGCGCCATACGAATCGCTCAAATCATTTGGCCACCTTATCTTTGAAGGGGCACAGGGTATATTACTTGATATGAACCACGGGATTTTCCCTAATGTAACATATGGCAATACCACATCCAAGAACGCATTGGAAGTATGTGAAAAAATAGGTGTAACAGACATTGAACTTTTTTACATTACAAGGTGTTATCAAACAAGGCACGGCAATGGTTGGATGAGTAATAACAAAGACATCAAACTTATCAATAACGAGAATGAGATAAATGTGTTCAATGAGTGGCAGGGGAATTTCCGGGTTGGTGAAATTGACTATGATTTATTGAACTATTCCATCGCGGTTGACAGTATTTATTCTAAAGTAGCAAAAAGAAACTTGGTTGTCACTTGTTTAGACCAGAGGCCTGGGTTCAATTTTGACTATTTGAAATTAAAGAATGTTACCTTTGATAGAATATATAACTCATATTCCCCCGATTCGAAACATATGATAAGTTTTCATTTACCCTTTTTAAACGCAAAACTCGTATAATGGACATCCTCTTTTCCCAAAAATTGGAATATTCAACAATTATTCCATACAAAAATTATTCAAATATCCGTGATAAAGTAACGGTAGTTCCTATTGATATTGAAACATCGGGATTGTCGTCAAACCCCCCCGATGATGAAATATTCAAGGATATCTTTGCTCAACCGGAGCTTAAACAGGTTAACCGGAGAAATGATAGGGATTTTTATTTGGATACCCCAAAGAAGAAAAGAGGAAAATATTTTTATGCTGGAACGGCGGACGCTGATATTGAGGAAAGGGTACAGATTCCTTTGGATTCTGCATTTAGGAATGATAGGGTTTGTTTTTCAACCACAAATGAAAGACACCTGAAACAAAATTATGGTAATCCATTCGCAAGTATCGTCATTCACAAAATAGAACGAAGTATTGTCCGTAGGGATAATAAGATAACCTTTAAGTTATATCAAAGAACTAAACGCAGGGAAGTCAACTGGCGATTCTTTAAACAATCGGTATCCATATATTCCCTTACAGTTAATACAGATACGGGTAATTTTACCGTAACAGAAATCCAAAATTCAAAGGAAACAAGATGGAAAAAATTCAGAAGGAATTACTTTTCCGGTTTACTTGAATTGGTAAATCACAACGGCCTATTCGGTGTGAGTGATGATTATCACGATAAGGAAATAAAAAAAGAATACAACCAAACTTTTGATAATATTGCGTTCTTTGACGCGGTTGATACAACGCTTGGGTTTCATTCTGTTGTTAACGATGATAGTATCGATGGTAATGGGTTGTCATTATACGAAATGAAGATATTGAGAAAAAAACAATTCATTGACAATTTCGTATATTATTTTGCACAGAAAAAGAAAATCAAAACACCGAACAATTTCAAAGAATTACTGATATATTACTACCCAACAGAAAAGTATTTCAAGAAAAACAAAAGAAAACTGGTCGCATCGATTCTTGACAAATACGGAATTAAGTCAGGTGGAACAATAAAGTTATTACACACCAACCCAAACATCGATATTATTACATTGGTTAAATTATGTATGGTGTTGGGTAAGAATCATTCAAAATATATTGGTAACATAAACCCGGCCAATTTTGATAGAACCAGTTTCCCCATCTATTCGATAGATTATAATGTTCTTTCACAAATTCAGGCGTTCAAACCAACCGAATTTACCAATTACGAACTCAGCGACATCGAAAGGGAAAATGTTGTTAGTATCATCAATAGTGTATTAACAGACCGAAAAATAACATCCCCTGTACCGATTAAAACATTGTACGGGTCGTTGTTTGACCATTTCAGTATGATTAATAAAATTAAACCATATGTCCCCGGAATCTATTTGAACGCTAGGAACTACACCGATTTTAATAAAGAACACCTTGACTACTCCAAGATACTTGCCCTGATAAAGAAACCATTTGTCATTGAATATGTGTTTGATGAAGAAACGGTGGAAGAAATAGAAAAAAGAATACCAATAATACCATTTGAAAAGGATTATACAGATGAAGATTATTTGTATCCTGTACTATTGAAGAGGGAAGAAGAATATGTTGAAGAAGGGTCGCATATGCACCATTGCGTTGCAGGATATGCGGATAAGGAAAGGTCTATCATTATATCGTTAAGAACACACGATAATGAAGACCGGGTAACATCAGAATTCGATATTCGAAGTGGATCCTGTCTACAATCAAGGCATTTCCATAATGGGTCAGTACCTCAAATGTTTGAATACGCCCTAACCACAGTAAAAAATAGGGTAAACGCATTAGCGAAAAAAGATAAATTAAATTGGAAAGAAAAAAATAAGGTTCGTGTTGTGATAAATGGGATTGAAATTGCCGACCCAAAATTAGTACCACAAAACTTACCGATGCCCGATCCACAAGACCATCCGCCTATTTTTGAAGATGTGGATGTTGCGTGGTGATAAATAAAAATAAAACATAAAAACAATGCCAAGATTTTCACCAGATGCAGATGATATTACCATCTATCCATACGAGTTTATGGATGCTTGTAATAAAGATGATATACAAGAAGTCATCAATTGGTTAGTTGAGAATGGTAAGGTTAAGGAAGATGACACAAATCCTAGCGATAAAATTGGGATAGTACAGTCGATGTTCGAAGAATACCTATATGCCATCCGAGATAGTTACCACCAGCTCACAAATGAAGAGGAAGAAATAATCGTAAAGATTGGGAAAAAATTTAAGATTTAAATGAATTTATAATTTTTTTCGGATATATATGTTATAAAAAACATAGAATGGCCGAAAAATTTATTCCCTATCACCAGCACTTGCTAATCAAGTGCTGGCTTGCTAATCCACCGAAAGAGGTTGAAGCGTTAAATAACTGGTTTGTCAAACTTGTTGAATCTGTCGATATGAATATCGTGGCAGGGCCAACAAGTGTTTATATCGACACCCCGGGTAATGAAGGATTAACAGGAACAGTAACTTTAGCAACATCACACTCATCCATACATATTTGGGATAATATCAGTCCCGCGATGGCTCAATTTGATATTTATAGTTGTAAACCCTTTACTTTGGAAAGAGTAATGGGTAACTTTAAACAATGGGGTCTTATCGAGTATGAATGGGTAATGATTGATAGAAACACAGGCATATCAATTGTGACACAAGGAACTTGGAAGAACTATCCATAATTAATTTTGTGATATGAGTAGAAGTCGTAAGACGCCAATTATCAAAGACCATCCAAGAAATGTTAAAAGGTCTTACTGGCGTAAAGTTCGTAGAGTCTTGAAACTAAAGGTTCACGGATTAAACGAACAAAACCTTGATGATGTCATAATTCCGCAACCCAGAGAAATTATTGATGATTACGATTATTGTGATTATATAATCGATTATCGGAATAAATGGGCGGGTGATGAATATACAGAAAAGATAACCAGAAAATGAACTAATTTTCTGATATTTATTGTTAATGAAAAAGACATTAATTGAGGAAATTGAAAGAATTCATTCCATAACTTATGGGCCGGAAATCCTTTCCGAGCAGAATTTTTTAAATAGAATACTACAAGGTATTGGGTTAAAGAAACAAGACGACCCGAAAAAAGCCGATTTTATTACCCCTGATGTAAACGATTTTTTTGAGATATTGGAAGAAGCAGCCAATGCTGGTGGATTATCCGAACAACAACGCGGTTCAATGGTATATCAGAAAGCCGTTGAAGCAATGCAAATAGGTTTAACCCTTTTGGGTTATGACTTGCCACAATATGGTATAGATGGTCTATTTGGCCCCGAAACGGCGGGCGCAGTTGATAGATTTAAGAAAAGTAATAACATCGTATCAGATAACACCCAAGCGACGCCTGAAACCCTTAAATTGATTATTCAACAATTACAAGGTAAAAATATCACCCCGAAGGATCTTCAACCACATCTTGATAAGGTTATAACGAATGTATCTATGACCGCATCGGGAAAACAGATAATGGATTTCTTTATTAAGAAAGGATTAACCCCGGAACAAGCGTCAGGTATTGTAGGAAACTTATATAGGGAATCAAATCTTAATCCGAAAGCGGTGGGTGATAGGGGAACATCATACGGAATTGCTCAATGGCACGCAGAAAGATTTGAAGCATTGAAAAAGTTCCCAAATTGGGATACTCTTGAAGGTCAATTAAACTTTTTATGGTATGAGTTAAATACCACAGCAAAAAATGCATTATCGAATTTAAAACAAACATCAACGCCACAAGAAGCAGCGGCAGTCTTTGCAAGAGATTTTGAAAGACCAGCCAGTAGAAATTATAGTCAAAGGGAAAGTATAGCCCAAAACATATACATAAATTACACCCAAAACACAACATAAAATGGAAAAGAAAAAAAGTAACATTTTATATTATTCAATGTTGACTTTTATTTGCTTAATGCTATCTGGGTGGATTATTACTGTATCAACTCATAAGGACAAGGAAAACGCGATATTACAAGCCCAAATAGATAGTTTAATTGTCGTGGCAAATAAAATGCACGGACATGATACAACAATTAACATTCGACAATATCTACCGAATACGAAAGTCGCATCAGTAGATAGTTTTGAATATATTGTTGTCGTTCATTCAATTGTTATTGGGACATTTATCTTGTTCGTTTTCTTATACATTAGATGTATGAGAAATACTAATATAGATAATGGAGAAAAAAATGGTTGTCTGATATTTAGGCGAAGAAAAAAAACAAATTAAGCATATTTATATTATAAACAAAAAATATTATGGGGACATTCACAAAAGAAAATATTTTATCCATTATTGCTGAGCAAATATCATCATTGGAAATGGATGAAATGGCCAATATAGAATCGGAAGATTGGCGTCTAGTCGATGGAAAACTAGCAGAACCAAAGGTTTTCCG